TTCTGAAATAACAGCTCTTATGGGAGGTTCCGTAGGTATCAATACACTTAGCCCGGTAGATAAATTAACTATATATGATGCTGACGATAATGTTGGTATACAGATACAAACAGCAACGTCAGGAACAAGTTCTGGAGATGGGTTTAGATTAGGCTTAAATAACTCACATGCTTTTCTTTGGAACTATGAAAATACCCCATTAGCGTTTGGGACTAATGGCTCGCAAAAAGTTACAATACTTGCTGATGGTAAAGTCGGGATAGGGGTAACATTGCCTCCAGATAAGCTATCAGTAATTGGTACTATAACAGCTACTGATAGTCTTGGAGCATATAATAATGGATATTTTGCAAAGCTATATTCAAACTATGGCCCACTAGCATTACGATTAGCATCTAGGACAGGAGACGTCTTTCAAGCTACGGATTATGGAGCATCGGTGACGTTATTAACAGGGGGGACTGCTACCGCCTCTTTGTTTGTAAGCTCAGGAAAGACAGTTCAATTTAATGGATATAGTGGTACTCTACAAACTGGTACTCCTACTTATATGTTAGGTACTGATTCCGTGGGTAATATAGTTAAGACAAATACAATACCAGGATCTGCCGCAGGACCTTATTTGCCTCTAGCAGGAGGAACAATGACAGGCACTTTGACTGTAAATGCCCCTTTTGTTCATAGCGGATTCAGTGAAGCAATGACCCCTGTGTTAAGCGCTTCTGGTACACAGGCTAGAGAGTTTGAGATTGCTAGAGCATTTATGGATTATAATGACTGGAGTAGTACAGGTGTTATAATGCTTGATCTTATGGAAACTAGCTGGGATGAAGGGGTAACTAAAGAATATGCTATTAGATGGGGTTATAGTAATCAATTTGATATCGACTTAGTTAATATATATGGAGGTGGTGATAATGATAACTTTGAAGCTTTCTTAGGACCTTTAACCCTCGTGTCTGGAGATATTTATTATCTACCTATAATGGTTAGAAATAGATACTACTCTTCTTGTGAAGGGATGTTTAAAACTAATAGGAATTTAACTACAAATGCTCTTTCTACTACACAAAATACTCTTTATATAACACCAACAGCAGTTCCTACTAATATATCTGATTTTACAGTAACTAGCCATGTCGAGTTTGCGGGAGCTGCGGATATTATAAATATAGGTAATGGAGCACCTGTCGGAATTGGCCTAGGGGATGGGGAAGTTCCTTATAGTAAACTTCAAGTAGGACATCCTGAATCTACAACACAGACTATGTTAACAATAGCAAGTCGATATAATAATACCGCGCCTCCGGCTTTAAACTTCAGATCAGGTCACCCTAGTAATGCTAATGTATGGAACATGGTACAGATTAGGGGTGATGATGACGGAAATTACAATGGTAGGATGGAGTTTCTAACTACTACTGTTGGTGGTAATAGTACAGGTGTTCCAGATATAAAGATGGTATTAAAAGCTAATGGCAACGTCGGGATCGCGACCACAGCTCCAACTCGAAAGCTACAAGTAGAAGGGTCATTCTACGCTAGAGGAGCAGAAATAGGTTATAATGATTTAATACTAAAAGAGGTATCTTCTAGCCCTTATTCCCCTGAATTAAAATTTCAGAACAACACTCATATTTTAGGTATTGATTACCAAAACAATGAAACATTAAGGTTTATAACTAGATCAGGAGCCACTACAGTACCTATCACTTTCCAAATGCGAGCGGGAACTATAACTGCTGTTAACTTTGTATTGTCCTCAGACGAAAGGTTAAAGGAGAATATAAAAGAATTAGAGCCTAAAAAAATAGAAGCTAACTGGAAATCTTTTAACGCAAAGAATAATAAAGAAAGCTACAGAACAGGTGTTATAGCTCAAGAACTAGAGGTTAAACACCCTGAATTCGTAGAAACAAATGACGAAGGATTCAAATCAGTCAAGTATATTGACTTACTGATATCTAAAATAGCTGAACTAGAAGATAGAATTAAAAACCTAGAAAAATAATGGCGGTTCCTGATACAACAACATTTACATTACAAAATGTAGTAGATGAAGTTAACCCAACTACAGATGATTTAGTAGATTGTTTTTCAGATGCTGTTAGCAGTAACTTTGACCCAGCATATTCAGGAAGTAAAGATAATTTATTAAATTTCAGAAACTACAATAGTGGGCAATATTGGCTTTACAACTCAGCAACAGGAACGGTCGCTGCTAACATGTGCGGTTTACCCCTTAATGTAAACTTATACCAGTACAGGCCTCTCTTAGCTGCTTTTAACTTTAATGAACCAATATATACTGACACATCTGGAACCTTAGCTTCTGCTGGTTTCTGGAAAGTTAGTGTAATTTATAAATACTGGAATGGTACGGCGTGGACAGGTTCTGATGTTCTATGCCCTTAAACTAATAAATAAATAAATAACTAAAATTATGATTACTTACAATTGGAATTGCAAAACAGTAGACGCTTACGTTGAACAGAACAACGAAGCAGATGTAGTATATAATGTACACTGGATAGTTACAGGTACATCGGATGTAGCAGACGCTACAGGTGGTTTCTACTCATCTACGAGTATTGGCACACAGACACTAGATGTTAGTGAAATAACAAACTTCATACCTTTTGATCAGGTTACAAACGAAGAAGTGGTTGAATGGACTCAAGAAGCAATGGGAGAAGAACAAGTTACTCAGATAGAAGCAAGTATTGCTAGTCAGATTGAATCTTTGATTCACCCTACTACAATTACACTTACTGTTGGAGAACCAGTTCCACCAGAACCTGTACCTCCTGTAGCGGAATAAGTACTTAGGTAAAAACCTGGAAAAACAAGTAATAATACACTCAGGTATCAATTCAATTTAATTAAATCAAATTATGGACGGAATAGTCAAAAACCTTAGCTTCGGAGACGATGCTAAACATAAAGTGTTTAAAGGCATCGAGCAATTAACAAAAGCTGTGAGTTCTACACTAGGTGCAAGTGGTAAGTGTGTTATTATGGAGGACAACTCTGGTAACCCAATTATTACAAAAGATGGTGTCACAGTGGCTAATGCAGTTATACTTAGAGACCCTGTAGAAAACATGGGAGCTACGTTATTAAAAGAGGCTGCACGAAAAACAGTTAGAGAAGCTGGTGATGGAACAACAACTGCTACAGTATTGGCACATGCTATTATGGAATGTGTCTACGAAGTAGAAGAAGTTGATGGTTTTAGAGACACCAAACAAGGTATCTCTTCAGGTGTTATAAAAGTTGTTGATTATTTAAAGTCTATAGCTATTCCAGTTAAAGGTGATATGATTGACGATATTGCTACTATATCCACTAATAACGATAAAGTATTAGGAGCTTTAATAGCTGATGCTTTTAGAGCGGTTGGTGAAACAGGGATTGTAACGATGGAACCTTCAGATGGAGGAGATACAGAAGTTGAAATAGTAGAAGGCGTAGAATATAACAAAGGATTCTCTCATGGTGAATTTATTACAGATAGAGAGAAGAATATATCAGAACTAGAAAATGCTCTAGTTTTATTAATGGATTCTAAGATTGATTCCATTAGACAAGTTCAACCAGTACTAGAACATGTAATTAAAGGTAATAAAGCCTTATTGATTATAGGTGAAGTTGAAGCAGGTGTTTTATCTGCATTGGTAATGAACAAGAAGAAAGGTAATATAAAGATAAATGTTATAGAGCCTCCAGCTTATGGTTTAAGAAGAAAAGAGATATTTAGGGACTTAGCATTATTAACAGGTGCTACGGTTATAAATGAAGATCTTGGAGATGACTTAAGCGTTATACAGGTAGACTATTTAGGTACATGTGTAAAATCAACATCAACTCAAGATGAAACCATAATCCAAGTTAATGATGCAACTCAAGAAGTTGAAGACATTATTGATAAGATTAAAGAAGAACTAAAAGGTAATAACAAACCTCACGTTCAGATTGGATTAGAACATAGATTAGCTAGGTTAAGTGCTAAAGTAGCAATAGTTAAGATAGGAGCTGATTCAGCTATAGAATTAAAAGAAAAAAGTGATAGAGTCGAAGATGCTATTTGTGCTACAAAAGCTGCGATTAAAGAAGGTATTGTACCAGGTGGCGGAATAGCTTTGTTGAATGCTTCTAACATACTAGAACCAGATTCGTTTGGGGAGAAGATGTTATTTCAAGCCATCAAAGCACCTTTCATGACATTGTTAAGAAACGCAGGTATAGTTTTAACATCGGACCAACTTAAAGATTTGAATGAATCTACTGGTAAAGGTTTGGATGTGGTTACAGGAAATATGGTAGACATGGTTAAGCTAGGTATTATAGATCCGTTACTGGTGACTAAAAGTGCCTTAATTAATGCAGCTTCCGTAGCTTCAACTATATTATCTACTGATTGTGTAATTAATAACATGAGGTTAGAATAATGAGAGCAATAGGTAGAAACTTAATAATAGAAAAAATAGAAGAAGGTACCACTGAAACATCTGGTGGGTTACTTCTTGCAGAGCTCCATAGAGACGATATAAGGTACATTAGAGCAACTGTAATAGAAGTTGGAGATGAAGTACAAGGTTTAAACAAAGGAGACGTTATACATTACGATAGACACGCTGGACACAAAATCGAACTAGAAGAAAAATCATACCACGTAATTAAGACACAAGATGTGGTTGTTGTTTTATGAAAAGGCTAGAAGCAGGAGACTTAAAAGATCTCAATCTGCTAAAACATTACCGTATAATACGCAAATGGGCCTGTAAAAACAACGACTTACGTGAAGCTGATTTAGAGCTACTTATGTATTTAGATTGTATAGATTTATTTACAAAGAAGGATTTTGAGGATGGAGTGTATTCTTATAGTTGGGATAACCGAAGGTGGGGTAGACTTATAAAAGAAGATTGGATTGTTGTGTGGAGAACTAGGAATAGGACCACTCAAAAATACAATATCTATAAAGTCTCTTTCAAGGGTAAGCAACTAATAAATAGAATATATAAAATAATGCTTGGCCAGGATAAAATTCCTACAAGTCCTAGAAGAAACAAAATAATGAGGGGTGACTCTTATATGGATAAGGTTTTAATCAAGTCCATAAAAAATGTAAATAACGATAAAAACAAATAGTATGAGTGGAGGTATGGCAGGAATAGCCGCTAGCGCAGCTAAAGCAGGTATAATGGGTGGTAATAAAAACCAACAACCACAAGGAGGTAATCCCGCGATTCAAGGCTTAACTAATAGGGTTACAGCTTTAGAAGCAGCAGGTTCTGCAGGTGCAACAGCTGGAGTAGATCCAGGAGTTGTAAACCCAGGGGTTAGAGTAGATGATACACCTTACTTAGCACCTGACCCTACACAAATGCCTACTGATGCTACAAACCCTAGACTAATGTCTCAGAGTCCTGAGGTAATGAAAGGTGTTTTTGGTGAACAAGTTAGTGGTAGCTTTGATAGAACAATGCCTGCAAAACCAAACCTAGAAAATTCAGTAGCAAATCCAACATCAATAATATAAATATAAACAACATGGACAATACTAAATACGATCCTTCAATGGAGAAATTAAAACAAGGCACTAAAGTTGGTGTCGTAGGTGAATCTCACATATGGGATGGGCCGTTAGATCAAGCAGATAGACCTCATGGAGTAGGTTCTAGCTCAGGAGCAAATGGAATGTCAATACTAAAAGCACCAGTGAATTACAAAGGAACTAACGCAGTTCTTTGTGCACAAGGTAATAAAAAATAAACTATGGGACTAATTGCAAACAACGGTACATTCTTAGCCAAAGTAATGCCTTTAACGGCTACTAACTCTGGTACACCAGATTCAAGACCTGCTTGGGTTTTCCAAAATCAAAGCGGTACTCTAGGTACAAACCTAGATTCTTCAGTTATATACTGTGGAGTAATGCCTGCAGACGCAAGTATAAGTGTTATAATGCCTGGAACAGATTTAGCTTCAGTGGATGCGTTTGCTTTAAGCACTGGTGGTACAGGTTACACAGCAGCGGCTGGGTTACCAACAACAACAGCTAACGTTAATGCTAGCGGTTTAACTGTTAACACAACAGTAGTTGGTGGAGCTATAACAGCTATAGCTTTAGGTGCTACAGGCTCTGGGTACAATGTAGGAGATATTATTACAGTGGTACAAGGCGGTGGATCAGGTGGTACAGCAGTTATAACTAAAGTAGGGAACGGTACACCGATCTCTGCTCAAGCGATAACATTTGTTGGATTACAAAGTGGTTCAATTCTTCCTGTATCAGTAGATTACGTAACAGGAGTAGCAGGAACAGGTGTAACAGTACTTGATTTCTTAATAGGTAGATAAAAAAACAGTCGAGTCTGTTGTAAAACTCAAAAATAAACCATAACCATAAACAAAAACAAAAACATGGCAAAATTCATCAAATTCAACGCTGTAAATTCAGCGGCTGCACAACCATTAGGACCAATTTCTCCTGTATTGATCAATGTAGACAAAATTCTTAGTGTAAGAGCAACAGGAGCAACTGGAGCAAACGCTAAAACAGTGATAGTTCAACTTGACAACGGCGGAGTCGCTTCAGGAGCAACTGCACCAACAACTTTAACTTTAACAGTTTCTACTTCTAAGTCAGCAGCTGTTAATCCAACACTTGTAACAGGTCAACAAAATTCACTTGTACAATCTGTACTTAGCGCTATCACAGCTAACCCAGGAGGAGTAGTTGCAACAGCTTCTTTAGGAGTTGACGGAGCTGCTACACCAGTACAAATGTATTGGAGAACAGCAGTTTTAGGTTAAGACTAAAATAAAACTAGGGATTAAGACCGTTAAACTTAGCGGTCTTACATTCCTTAAACATAAATCAATAGCGATGAAAACAACTAAAACTGGATACTTAAGAAACAGTCCCGATGTAGATAATTCTCAGAATAAGATTCTTGGGAATGAAATCACAATGAAAGGGGTTGATTTTAAAGTGCTAGGTGTTGATAATAATGGCTACGCTAAGGTAATGTACCCTGGTAAAGATTATGTTTTTAGAGGAGCTAAGTATGTAATAGAAACACCAATTAAGTAACATGGGATATAAAATGAAAATGGGTAAGTTATCTTTCGATAATACACCTGTGTATCAAATGGAAACTGAAGAGGGTACTATGGGTCAGGCTAATAAAAATGGAGTTATACTTGTTGATAAAAATTTAAGTAAAGTAGAACAAGACGATGTCATAAGGCATGAGAAAGTTCATTTAGAACAAATGGCAGGTGGTGAATTAGATTATACTGACACCCATATGATCTGGAAAGGTAAGAAATACGATAGATCAAAAATCGACGAAGGTAGTAAAAAATTACCATGGGAGGTTCCTGCATACGCAGCAAATAAGATTAAAAGTTAAAATAATAAAAACTAAAAATAAAACAATGGCATACAAACAAAGCGCTGGCGGACCACGTCAGTCAAAAACAGGTGGAAGTCTTCCAGGACAATTACACAACGCAGGAGGACCTAAACAAGCGACATCACCACCATCTTTTGATGATCAAATGAAGGCTTTAGGAGGTAAAATTGATGCAAGTGATAAGAAACGCGGTAAAGCTGCTTTAGCAAAAAAACAAGGTAGAGTTATTGACTCTATGAAAACTGTGTTATCTAACGGTAGACATAAAGCTGCTGAAATTTTTGGAGACAAAGATAGAGGAGGTAAAGGTCTTACTGTTAGTAATCAAGGAGACTGGGATAGACGCGACACTATGGATGAGAAAAACGCACAGAACAAGAAGGCTTTAAAAGCTGGGATAGTAAAGTACTAGTTTGAAAAAGATTATAGAATGGCTTTCAGGTGGCGTTATCAAAGAAGTTGGTAACGTCATTGATAAGCTTACTACTACCGAGGAAGAAAAACTTGAGGCTCAGAGATTAATACTAGAGATATTAGAGAAAGCTGATAGTGAAGCTCAACAACAAGTTACTAGTCGTTGGGAGGCGGATATGAAATCAGATAGCTTTCTGAGCAAGAATATTCGTCCAATGGTTTTAATCTTTTTAACAATAGTATTTTCTATATTAGCATTCTTTGATGGTAACATCGGGGAATTCTCAGTCACCGAAGAATACATACCTATATTCCAAGTATTACTAATGACAGTATACGGGGCTTATTTTGTAGGTCGTTCTTGGGAAAAATCAAAAAAATTAGGTGATAATGATAATAAGTAAAAATAACAAATTAAATTAAATTAAATTATGAGTAAAGTAAAAGAGTTAAAGACTGTTGAAGTCAAAGGGACAGAAGTAATGAAAATCACAGAAGAGCAGTTAAAATCTATAACAGAGAAAACTAAACTTCAAAACGACTTCCTTAGAAACATTGGGATTTTAGAGTCTCAAAAGTTAGAGATCTATGGTAGACTTATGGAGTCTAACAAAGAAATGCAAGAAGACAAGAAACTTTTAGAGGAAGAATATGGTCAGGTTACTATTGATTTAGAAACTGGTGAGTATGTTCCAATCGAAGAAGAGGATGCCAAATAATATTAGAAAGATCAGCATTGGATCTGACTACAAAAATGATGCGATGCATTATGCTGTAGGACAACAGGTTTATGGAGGTCATGAAATTTCTCATATTCTTTTTGAAGATTCCGATAGGTCTTATAATATACATATTAAAAAAAACAACGAGGTATTGCCGTGGAAGAAATTCAACTCTAACATGGCTATCTCTGTTGAATACGACTTAGAGTATTAATGAGGAGTTTATACGACTTTATAGTTAAACCAGTTGGTAGTGAATACGATAACGAAGTAACTATTGGAGATAAGAGTATAATTCTTAATACCAAGATAGAAAGCTATAAGTTTGTTAATAACGTAGCTGAGGTATTAGAAGTACCAACAGCTTTTAAAACACCTGTAAAGAAAGGTGATTTATTAGTTATACACCACAATGTCTTTAGAACATTTTATGATGTTAAAGGGGTTAAAAAGAAAAGTAGATCTTCTCTTGGTGATGGAATTTATCTATGTGCTTTAGATCAAGCATATTTATATAAAAGAAACGGTGAATGGAAGTCTATTAATAATAGATGTTTCATAAAACCGTTAGAATCAAAAGACAGTTTAGAGGTTGTCAAAGAACGAAAACTTATTGGTATACTAAAAATAGGTAATAGTTCATTAGAAGCGCTAGGAATAACCGAGGGAGACACTGTAGGTTACACACCTAATGGGGAATACGATTTTATCGTAGATGAAGAGCGTTTATATTGTATGAAATCAAATGATATTGTTATTAAGTATGGACATAAAGAAAACCAAGCTGAGTATAATCCAAGCTGGGCAAGTAGCAGTTGAAGAATTAATCAAAGTTGCTAGAGAGCCTATAGTAGATTCAAATGAAGATCTTACAGCTGATAAGCTTAAGAATGCAGCAGCTACGAAAAAGCTAGCTATTTTTGATGCTTTTGAAATACTAAAACGTATAGAAGACGAGGAAGATTTATTGAACAATAAACCTAAGGAAGTTAAAGAGGAACAATCTTTTAAAGGTTTTGCTGAAGGACGATCTAGATAATGTACGATAAGAAACTACACAAAATAATACCCAATCATATAGATTCTAAGACTTTAAAACATAAGAATAGATATAAAAAATGGGAGTACGGTTATAACGAGGAATTCGATGTTGTTATAATTAGTAAGACTGGTGAAATAGGGGAGATATATGAGATACAAAATCTTAAGATAGCTTTACCTAAACAATCAGATGATATTGTTAAGTTTGCACTGGATAGATTTGAAAGAGTCCCAATGCCTAAACAACTAAGTAAGATAAAAACAATATTTGACTGGGAGGAATATCCAGTTGATTTTAAAGAAGAATGGTATGAATACATTGATAAAGAATTCGAGCATAGGGAAAAAGGTTTTTGGTTTTATAACAAAGATCAGCCTACTTATGTTACTGGTTCTCACTATGTGTACTTGCAGTGGGCCAAGATTGATGTTGGGAAGCCAGACTTTCGGGAGTCAAACCGCTTATTCTTCATATTCTGGGAGGCTTGTAAAGCCGATCACCGCTGTTATGGTATGTCATATCTCAAGAACAGACGTTCTGGGTTTTCATTCATGGCATCAAACGAGACCGTTAACATGGCGACTATATCAACCGACGCACGGTTTGGGATATTGTCCAAATCTGGTCCTGATGCGAAGAAGATGTTCACTGACAAGGTCGTGCCTATATCCGCAAATTACCCATTCTTTTTCAAACCCATACAGGACGGTATGGACAGGCCAAAAACGGAACTCGCATATCGTGTCCCGGCGTCGAAATTCACAAGGAGAAAACTTGACTCGAACGAAACGCTCAAGGAGATCACCGGTCTCGACACGACGATCGACTGGAAGAACACAGGAGACAACTCGTACGATGGGGAGAAACTTAAACTCCTCGTCCACGATGAAAGTGGTAAATGGGAAAGGCCGAACAACATCCTCAACAACTGGAGGGTCACAAAGACGACATTAAGATTAGGTAGTAAGATTATCGGTAAGTGTATGATGGGTTCAACATCAAACGCTTTAGATAAAGGTGGTGAAAACTTTAAAAGATTATACAATGACTCAAACGTTACCGAGAGAAACCGTAACGGACAGACTCGTTCAGGATTATATTCTTTGTTCATACCTATGGAATGGAACTACGAAGGATACATTGATGCTCATGGGATACCTGTCTTTGATACGCCAAAAACACCAGTCGAGGATTCATATGGATCTAAAATAAAGATAGGTGTAATTGAATACTGGCAAAATGAAGTTGATGGTTTAAAAGAAGACCAAGATGGTTTGAATGAATTCTATCGTCAGTTTCCAAGAACAGAAGAACATGCTTTTAGAGATGAAGCAAAATCATCTTTATTTAATCTAACTAAGATCTACCAACAAGTAGATTGGAATGCAGATTTAAAGAACAGTGGAATAATAACACAAGGGAATTTTCAATGGGCTAATGGAGTTAAGGATACTAAAGTTATCTTTATGCCTAGCAAGCAAGGTAGGTTTTATATATCATGGATACCACCTTTAGAAATGCAGAACAACGTTATATCTAAGAATGGTTTGAAATGGCCTGGTAACGAACATACTGGAGCATTTGGTTGTGATAGTTATGATATATCAGGAACAGTGGATGGGAGAGGTTCTAATGGAGCTCTAACAGGTTTAACTAAGTTCTCTATGGAGAATGTACCACCTAATCATTTCTTTCTTGAATATATAGCTAGACCTCAGACTGCTGAGATATTCTTTGAAGATGTTCTAATGGCTTGTGTATTCTACGGAATGCCAATACTAGCTGAGAACAACAAACCTAGGTTACTGTACTATTTTAAAAGACGAGGTTATAGAGGGTATTCTATAAATAGACCTGATAAGAAATATAATAAATTATCTACAACTGAAAGAGAAATTGGTGGAATACCAAACTCTAGTGAAGATATAAAACAAGCACATGCTGCTGCAATTGAATCTTATATAGAAGAACATATAGGTCTAAAAGATGATGGAAACTATGGGGATATGTATTTTCAAAGAACATTAGAAGATTGGGCAAAGTTTAATATTAATAACAGGACATCTCATGATGCTTCTATTAGCTCAGGTTTAGCAATAATGGCTTGCAACAAAAACAAATACAGACCAAACCCTATAGTCGAAAGACAAGTATATAACTTAGGATTTAAGAAATACAATAACAAAGGTACATTATCAAAAATACAGGAATAAATGAAGATAAATACTAATTCTAATAGCGCCTTTCCAAGTCAGGTAGTACCAGA